AGTCAAAAGCGTAAGTCTAATGACTTCTATCCCACTCCAGACTCAGCAACCCAAGCTCTCCTAAATCGTGAGCTATTTAGTCACGAGGTCTGGGAGCCAGCCTGTGGTGATGGAGCCATATCAAAACTATTTGAGAGGCGAAATCATGCTGTCATATCTACAGACCTGATTGACTATGGATATGGAAACAGTGGTCGAGACTTCCTGTTAGAGCAGGAATTGCTTGCACCAAACATCATAACCAATCCACCATTCTCTCTGGCTCACGAGTTCGCACAGAAGGCACTCAATCTGGGAGCAACCAAATTAGCTCTCCTAGTGCGTCTACAGTTCCTTGAGGGTATCAAACGTGGTGAGTTCTTTAGTAGGCATCCACCAGCTACTGTCTGGGTGTTCTCGAAGCGACTGTCATTCAATGTCGATGGCAAGTTTAAGTCTGGAGGGGTCATGGCATTCGCATGGTTTGTCTGGAAGAAAGACATTAAAGAAACTAAAGTTAAATGGATCTTGTGATATGAAGGCTCACCAAAGAATTGTCAGGGAGCAAGTAGCACAAACAAAATCTGGTGACCTGTTTGGTAACTGGTGGGATGATGTCGATACAGATATTTCAAAGGCAGTTGTAAGAAAAACAACACAGGAAACGGCAAAAACTATTATAGAAGAATACGAGTGGCTAGGATGTTTGGCTGCTATAAATTGGTTCTACTACGGAATATTCTTTGATAATGTTTGTGGTGGTGTTGTCTGTTATGGTCCAGAGTATTCAGAGAACTTGGGCAAAGTCGCAAGAGAGCAGGGAAGGGCTGCTGCAGACTGGTCCAAGTATGGCTTCGAAGGTAAGATGATTTTATTAAATCGTGGTGCTTGTGTCCACTGGGCTCACCCACACTCTGCATCTAAACTAATAAGACAATCCATGAAAATGTTGCCAGCCAAATATGAAGTTGTGACAGCGACTGTAGATGATCTGGCAGGTGAAGTCGGAACTATATATCAAGCCTGTGGATTTCATTACATTGGAAGCATGAGAGATGCTAATAAAAATGTTAACAGCAGGAAAGGTGATCGTGATGCTTGGGTCATAAACGGAAAGCTGTATGGATCTAGAAACATGCGTCAACGATTCGGAACGACTGCATTAGATGAAATAAAGAAACATCACCCAGATGTTAAAAAAGTAAAACAAAATTCCAAAGGCAGATACTTTGCATTTAGGGGAGATAGAAAGACAAAGAAAACGCATTTCAAAACTATCGAAAAATTAATTAAATCTTATCCAAAAAGATTGAACGAAGAATTGCCACAGTCTGTCTTGGACGGTTGGCATAAATAAGAAAGGAAAACAAATGTTAGAAACAGCACTTATGTGTCTCGCATTAAACATCTACTTCGAGGCGAGGTCAGAACCAATTCAAGGTCAGATCGCAGTGGCAGAGGTCACGCTCAATCGAGTGGCTTCACCAAACTACCCAGATGATATCTGTGAAGTTGTCCTGCAAGATAACTCAGAGGGCTGTCAGTTCTCTTGGTGGTGTGATGGTAAGTCAGACTATCCCAGAGAAGAGAACTCCCTGAGAACGTCTAAGGCTCTCGCAAAACTCATGTTGGAGGAGGGTGACTACATCAGTGTGATCGGATCTGAAGCTACCCATTATCACAACGACACAGTGCATCCCTATTGGGCTGATGATCTCAAAAGGATCAGAAGGATTGGAAAACATATCTTCTACAAAGTTACAGACGATGACCTGTTCCATCCACTCTCCAGACCTGCAAACTTGGTGGATTAATGGCAAATTGTATTAATGGCATTAATTATGACAGTATTTATGACAGTGCAAAAAACGCCTTATCACCCAATAAAATAAGGCATAAAACTATTTATGGCATTTATGTCATATTGGCAGACACCTTAGAGCACTTTTCTACTCTCCCCCCCATACCCATAGAAGTGGGGTAGTAGGGGTGGGTATGACAGTATGACATATATATAGTAATAATAATAATAATATAATATATACTATATAAATAAGGAAGAAGAGCAGAGCGAATTATGGCAGATTTGGTATATGCCATAAATCAGACAAATTGACGTAATTAGTTTTAGAGAAAGGAAACGACATGACCAACACAGTGTACATCGTAACAAGACCACGAGAGAATAAATTTGGGTGGACGCCAGACCTGACAGACGCAGCCAAGTATGCTGACAAAATGCAGGTGGTCTTCGAGCCTGAAGACAAACCACAGTTCAATCCAAGCAAGGCTATCGATACAGCTCGAAAGGTGATGCAGGGATTTAGTCCAGATGACTACCTGCTCTGGGCTGGAGGTGGAGATCCAATCGCAGTCATGGTCGCTTGCATGATAGCTGCAGAAGAAAGCGAAGAAGTGAACGTCCTACGATGGGAAAGAAACTTCGATGAAGGTGAAAGAGATCGAAGGAAAGGCTGGTATCTCCCAGTTAAGCTTAATCTGGCTTAAAACTTTTTTTATCTTTTATTGATATTAGGGGTTGATACTACTGTATATAGCTACTATATAATGTATATAGTTTTTAGAAAGGACGAAAAAATGACACACTTCAAAGTAACACACACTGAAACAGGAACTACTGATAGCTTCAAAGGCGATGACAAAAGAATTGTAGTTATCAATGCTTACAAAAAATGGGTCGATGCAAAGCTAATCAATCCTGCCAGCAAAGACTTTACAGCTACAAAAATTGCTAAAGCTAAAAAATCTACCAAAGCAAACAAAGAATATACTTGCTCTTGCTGTTCATCAAAAATCCTCAAAGGTGATAGCTACTTCAGTAAAGCTGTTAGACTTGGTTCTTCAAAGAAAGATTCAGTCGAATGCATCAAAGGTATCCCAACAATCATATCTCATGGATATACCTTCACTGATAAGATTTGTGTCGAGTGTGAAACAAATAAATAATTAACTTTTAGAAAGGAATACGAAATGACACGCAACCAAATCATCAAGAAGATCGGCAACCCTCACCTGAACTTATACACTGGTAAAGGCTACTTCTATTTTGTTTACGATACTGGAAACATCAAAGACTATGCTGACCACAGTGTCTATTCTTACCGACTAAATCATATGTCCCTAGACCAGTGGGTTGATGAGGGTAATGGTTTTCTAAAGGAGGCGGGAGCATGAACCTCACATTAACAATAGAAAAGACTGATGTGAAAATCTACACAGTCCAATGCACAATCAATATGGATGACCTCATTAAGTTTGTGGATGATGCCTACGGATCATATCAGGAAGTGGAAGTCGATCCAACATTAGATCCTGAAGATGGTGCTACAGAAGTCTCCTGCACCAAAGAGGAATATTATAATCAACACATAGAAGATTACATGGATGATCAAGATCCAGATCTCCTGTTCACTGATAACTGTCACAATCACAAAGACTATCAACTCGAAAGTGAAGAGTGCTCAATCAAATCCTTTAGTGAAATAAAGGAGGCATCATGACCCTCGCTGTAACCCACTGCCCAGACTGTAAGAAAAAACTACAGGCTAAAGACTCAAGACCTCACACAGTCTATGGCTTTCCAACAGTCAAAAGAAGGAGAGTGTGTCCGTCTTGTGACTTCAGAATATCAACAATAGAATTGCCAATCGATGTAGGTAATTCAATTTTTAATGAGGAAGATTAAATGCTAATATCACTGATAGGCTTTATAGCTGGAACAATTATTGTCGCAATGATTATGTAATAAAGGAATAAATTAATGATACTTAAATCTTGGAAATTTAAAGGCTTCGAGGCAAAACAAGAAATGCCAAAGTGGCTGCAGGATAACTCAAGCAAAAGACTGGGAAGTCCAAACCTATTTGTCCACACACAAGCTGGTGAAACCCCAGTGCAAACTGGTGAACATATCGCAATCTCCCTCAGAGGTCACATAACTGTCCACGATGATAAGCCAGATAATATCATCTTCCTCACAAAAGAAATACTCGCAGGAATTGCATTCACAGTGGCTGTTGTCGTTGGAGTTGTCATAATGCTCGCTTGGTGATAAGACTACCAAACACACTGTCTCGCAAACTAGGCCCACTTAGGTGGGTCTTTCTTTTTTGTGCATTCTGCACTACATTAATAAAAACACAGCTTACCACTGCAAGAAAGGTTAGAGATGGCAAAGAGTAAAAATCCAGTCGGTAGACCTAAGTTCGAGATCACTGATGAAGTTCTTGAGAAGACAGAACTCCTTATGGCAAAGGGTTTAACCAAAGAACAGTGTGCTGGAATGCTAGGCATTCATACATCAACTTTCATGCTTCATCAGTCAGAAAATTCGGAATTTTCGGAAGCTATAAAAAGGGGACAGGCTCTTGGCATTGATGCCGTGACCAATGCTCTCTTCGAGAATGCCACTGTAGAGCGTGATAATACTGCCATCATCTTCTTCCTGAAGAACAGAGCAGGGTGGGTGGATAAGCAAGAGATCGCAGCAACCGTGGAAACAAACCACGTTATCGATTTAACAAGGATACCTGATGAACAGCTCAAATCTATTGAAGCAGCATTTAGCAGGGCTGACACTGGAGAAAGTGCAAGCAGAGCGCTATCGTCGTTGCCTAAAGACGTTTACGAAGGCAGCTTGGCCGACGATTGAGCCTGGTGTACCATTCCTAAACAACTGGCACATAGACGCAATAAATGAGCACCTCCAAGCTGTGATCGAGGGTGATATCAAACGCCTGATCATCAATATACCTCCACGGCACATGAAAAGCCTCTCCACCGCTGTTATACTCCCAGCATTTGCTTGGACTAGAGATCCAAGTATGAAATTCATGTACGCATCCTACGCTGCCTCACTTTCGATCAGAGATAGCACCAAGTGCCGTAGGTTAATCGAGAGCCCTTGGTATCAGGCTCACTTCCCAGACATCAAATTGACTGATGACCAGAATCAGAAATCCAGATTTGAAAATACAGCTTCAGGAATCCGTTTGGCTACATCAGTCGGTGGTGCAGCCACAGGGGATGGTGGTGACATAGTGCTAATTGACGATCCTGCCAGTTCTTCTGATGCTCAGTCTTCAGCCATGAGAACCTCTGTCATGGAGTGGTGGGACCAGACAATGCAGACACGTTTGAACGATCCAAAGACTGGTGCATTCATTATCATTGCCCAAAGGCTCCACGAGCAAGATCTATGTGGTCATATACTTTCACAAGAGCTAGGAAACGACTGGGATCATCTTATGTTGCCAGCTCGATACGAAATAGGCCACCCTACGCCAGTCAGGTCATCTCTAGGCTTTACAGATCCACGCACCAAGGAGGGTGAGCTTCTCTGGCCTGAACGCATGGATGAAAAGACAGTTTCCAACCTAGAACAGTCTCTGGGCTCTTATGCAGCAGCTGGTCAGCTACAACAGCGTCCATCTCCAAAGGGTGGTGGTATTCTCAAGGCTGAGTGGTGGGTTCCATGGGAAAGTGATGACCTACCTGATATTGAGTACGTCCTACAGTCGTATGACACTGCATTCAGCACCAAAGAAACTGCTGACTACTCAGCTCGCACAACTTGGGGTGTTTTCAAAATGAATGGTCAGATGAACGCCATAGTTCTCGAAATGTGGTATGATCGAGTGAGCTATCCTGATCTCAGGAAGATGGCACAAGACTCATATGAGGAGTGGCAACCTGACACAATCCTGATCGAGAAACGTGCATCAGGTCAGTCGCTACTCCAAGATTTACGTCAATCTGGATTGCCTGTACTGGCTTACAATCCTGATCGAGACAAACAGGCACGAGCTCACGCATCGTCTGCACTTTTGGAAGACGGAAGAATTTGGTATCCAAAAGGAAAAAAGTGGTGTAAAACTTTGATTGACACCTGTGCTCAATTTCCTAAAGGTCACGATGACTTAGTAGATACTTGTACGCAGGCCTGGCTGAGATTAAGAAAAGGGTGGTTTGTTACTCACTCAAATGATTTTGAAGAAGACGATTACGAAGAGAGAAGAAGGATAACTCTGTATGGCTAGAGAACCAATTTCAATTCAACAATCCATAGCTCCCTTCTCTGAGACAGCTCCTGCCGATGATTTGCAAGTTGAAGAAATTGGTGATGACGTTCTCATAGGAGATCCAGAGCTAGACAATATTGTCGAGACAGACAGCAACTTTGACGCAAACCTTGCTGAAGATATGTCCAGCAAAGAGCTCAACAACTCAGCATCAGAACTAATCACATATTACAACAATGACCGTGAGGCTCGCTCAGAGTGGGAAGATCGCTACAAGATGGGTCTCAAGACTTTAGATCCTGACGGTGGTATGGAAGAATCTGAGAATGAACGTGCCACTCGTGGTCTATCAATAGTTGTGCATCCAATGATCGCAGAAGCTGCAACCCAGTTCAATGCGAAGGCTATTGCAGAGCTCTATCCGTCAGGTGGTCCAGTTAAGACTGTAGTTGTCGGTGAGCCAAATGAAGAGCTTGAGGCACAGTCTCGCAGAGTTCGTGAATATATGAACTACCAGATTACGCAGGAAATGCCTGAGTATTTTCCTGACCTCGATCAGATGCTGTTTCACCTTCCACTGGTTGGTCAGACTTTCAAGAAGGTCTGGTGGGACGCTAACCTAGATCGCCAGTGCAGCCAGTTCGTAAAGGCTGAAGACTTTGTGGTGGCTCCAGAGAGCAAGGATCTCTACACCTCACCTCGATATACTCACGTTATCCGCATTCCAAAGAATGACTACAATCGATACGTCCAGTCAGGTTACTATCTGCCAAGTGACGATACAGGTGGTGATATCGATCCATCTGGCGATACAATCGGTGAGATCGAGGGTGTTGATCAGTACGGTGATGATTCTCAAGATCAGGTAATGACACTGCTTGAGATGCACGTTTATCACAACTTCGAGGATGATGTTGACGATGACGATAGCAATGCTGTTGGCATTCCATACGTTGTCACTGTCGATTACGATAATGAGAATATTGTAAGCATACGCAGAAACTGGCGTGAAGAAGACGATAGGAAAATTAGGAGGGATTGGTTTGTTTCTTATAAGTTCCTTCCTGGTCTTGGTTTTTATGGCTTTGGCTTATATCATCTCATTGGTGGCTTGGGTAAGGCAGCAACTGGATCTCTACGAGCTCTCTTAGATTCTGCAGCGTTTAGCAATATGCAGGGTGGCTTCAAGTTACGAGGTCGAGTTTCAGGTGGTGAAGTTCAGGTCAATCCAGGCGAGTTCGTTGATCTTGATGCCACTGTTGACGATGTCAATAAGGCGATTATGCCACTGCCATTTAAAGAACCCAGTAGCGCATTGTTTAATCTGCTTGGCTTTATCGTAGATGCAGGACAGAGATTTGCCAGCACTGCTGATTTAAATGTTGGGGACGTAAACCCAAATGCACCTGTTGGCTCGACAGTCGCACTTATTGAGCAGGGTTCAAAAGCCTTCTCAGCGATTCACAAACGGTTGCATTATGCTCAGGGACAGGAGTTCAAGCTACTCGCTGATTTGAATGCTGAGAACTTGCCTGAACAGTTTACGTTTTCATTGATAGGCAGTAGCTCTGAAATAATGGCTGCTGACTTCAATGATCGCATTGATATCCTCCCAGTCAGTGACCCCAACATCTTTAGTTCTGCCCAGCGCATTGCACAGGCTCAAGCTATCTTGCAGATGGCTCAGTCAGCTCCTGAGATGCATGATATGTATGTTGCCTACAAACGTATGTATGAGGCGATTAGAATACCGAATATTGATGAGATCCTAAAGAAACCAGAAGACGCTCCACGACTAGATCCGATTGATGAAAATATGTCGATCATGTATGGCAAGCCTATTCGAGCGTTTATTGATCAGGAGCATGAGGCTCACATTGCTGTCCATATGCAGTTTATCAAAGATCCGTCACTGGCAGGTAATCCTGGTGCTGCAGCGATGCAGCCAATATTGATTGCCCACATAGCAGAGCACGTTGCGTTGCTGTACAGGGCAAGAATGGAGGCAAGTGTCGGTGTGCCACTTCCACCAGTTCCAGACTTTGGTAATAAGGATTACAAGGTTGAGGATATCAATCCAGATCTTGATCGCCTGATTAGTCAACGTGCTGCCCAAGTGGTTCAGGAAGCTCCACAGATGAAAGAGATTGCAGCGATACAATCTCAAGGTCAGCAGGGACAACAGGCTAACCCACTGCAATATGCACAGCAACTTGCCCAGTTAGAGGCAGAGGCTCTGAAGCTAAGAACTCAGTCACAGATACAGGCAGACCAAGCCAAGGCGAAGTCTTCCATTGAGATCAAACAGGCTGAAGCACGACAGGACATGGAGATCTCTGCAGCGAAAGCTCAAGCAGATTTACAGGCTAAAGTATTGAAGCTGGAGGCTGAGTTGCAGTTGGAGCGAGAAAAGAATCAAGCTAAAATACAAATGGAAGCAATGAAAGATGGATGAGCTTTTAGCCTCGATAAGACCTATTAATCCAGCTGCATTTGGCGGTTTACCACAAGACAGCCCACCACAGAACGAAGCTCCATTTGACGCAAGCCAATATTTAATGCAGAGAATAATGCAAATGAAGCAGGGTAAACTTGGTGCGTTGGGCAATGTCATGGCTGCAATGCCACAGCCTAATCAGATGCCAAGTCAAGAGGGAGCAGCTACAGCATGAAATATGGAGCTTTAGATTCTATTCCAAGGCAAACAACTATTGGTGGTCAGCCACATATGTTGGCATATATTAATCCTGAAGAGGAAAGTCTTATCCAAGACTATAGAGGAAATATTCCTCCTGTTGCTGGTCCAGATGGTGTCCCTGCTTATTTATTTGGATTTAGTTGGGGTGGTAGTAGTGACACATCTAGTAGTGACACATCTAGCAGTGATGATAACGACAGCGATGACAGTTGGTCTTTTACTAGCATAGCTGAAGGACTAGGAAATGCGATAAATTCTGGTGTGACTGCTGCTAGTAATTTTGTAAGTGACGTTGGACAGGCAGCTGTTGATACTGTGGTGGAAATTGCAACTCTTGGTAGTGCTGATACGCAGACTTTTAACGAGGACAAATATAATCTGACTTACGATGCAACTGGTGGAAATACCACACCTGCAACAACAGCCACGACAACAGTTCCTGATGTTTTCTATGATATAAATGGCGTTGCTCACTCCTCGCAAGCTGCAGCTGATGCAGCGAATATTGCTATTAATGCTGCTGGTGGAAGTGCATATCAGGAATATGCAGACTCTATGAAAGAGGCTGGCATACTAAGTCTTGGTGGTAAGCAAACGCCAGATGAGCCAGACAACCTTGGTAATACTCCTATCTTACAATACAATGGTTCAGATGGATCATACGGAGTTGTTGGCGGTTTAGATCCTAATAATCCAGCATCATTGTCCACAAACGAGGATGGAACTTTATTCGTTCCGTATGATGGGCAAGATCCAGCGACTATAAATTTTGGACCACGAGAACAGGTAATGGCTGGTCCTAGTTATGATGGGGGCGTAGGTTTCCAAACAGACCTACCTGTTAATGGTGCAGCAATACTAAACGAGATTGGCAAAAACCTTCTTTTAGAAACTGGTGACGATAGCAAGATGGTAGTCAGCTCTGAGGGCGGTGGTTATCAATATGTAGATGATACGCCAATCACTAATGAAGTTTTTGAAACAGATGTAAATCAAGCAATAGCTGATGGTATCATAGATCCATTTGTTGGTGGTGCTGGTGATGAGGTTGTTATTGGGCAACCAAACGATGGAGCTGATAACTTTGGCAGTGATGACAGCTACCAGAAAACAAGAGAAGTCCGTGGTATGCGAGATGTAATGGGTGACTTTATAGGTGGTCGATCTGGAGGAATGTGGAACAGAGCACCATCCTACTTAACAAGATTTGGTTATACTCCAGCAGGAATTGATGAAATGGTTCGAGTTGTTGAGCAAGAAGATGGAACAAAACTTTATTATGGTGCAGATGGTGCATTGTTAAATCCTGAACTTATGGAGGGTGTCAGGTTAGGTGGACCGACAGTATCTCAGAAGATCGGTGAAGAAAATGTATTACTTGGTACGCAGACACTAAACCCTGACGGAACTGTATCCGATACAGCTTACACTGACCTGTACGATCCAGAAGTGGATGCAGGTTTATTTAATTATCAATAAGGAGAAAATTATGGCTGAAGAAACAATTGAGCAGATGAACAGGCTTTTGGATGGTAATCAGGGAGCCTTGATGGATCTACCAAGAATGGCTGGTTCTACATCTGACATGGAGACGCAAATGATGTCTCCACCAAAAATGCGTCCAGAAGGAATGGGCGCAGTATCTCAGGCAGAGATAGACATGATTACGTCAGCCCAGCAAGGTCTTATGCAGATGGACCCAGAAGGCACAAAAGACATTGTCCAAGGCATGGAGACAACAAAAGCAAGAGTTGCCCAAGGAGCTGGTTTAACTGAGCCTGAGTTTATGGGTATTAAAGAAATTCTAGAAAAACTTAGTAATGCACTTGGTGGCATGATGGGTGGTGGAGATACCATGACATACATGGTTGATGGCAACCCAGTGGAAATGACTGAGCGTGAAATGATGTCAGCCAAGAATGCTGGTATGATGGTTCAGGACATGGGAAGTTACCAAGTTGATGATCGCATGGAGCAAATGACACCAGATAGCTACGCAGATAAAGTTGCTCGTGGTGAAATTACTCCAGATCAGCTTATGATGGAATCTTCTGGATCTACTATGACTGACGCTGAGAGAGCTATTCAGGCTAATGCAGAGTTCAATCGTAGGGCTCAAGAAGAGCAAGAGATGATGTTTCGTATGAACAACCCACCAGAAACGTCAGCTGTTCGTCCACAATTACGTACAACCCAATAGGAGGCTAATATGGCTGAAGTAAATGTAGAAAACATGGAAGAGAATGCAGAGCTCTTCATGGAGAAAATGGGCTTTGCTCATAACGCTGAAGGTCTAGAAATGTCTGACGATCAGCTCGTCAACTTTTTATTGCTGTGCCACCATATGCAATATGGCGTTGGCGATGAGTACGAAGAAGAAGAAATGATGGAAGAAGATATGCACCACGATGGATCTGACGTTAAGGTCAAGATTATGAAAGTCGGTTCTGGTGACGATGTCCACGCAATGATGAATAAAATTCTGGGAGGCTAATATGCCTTATAGTAAATACTCTCCAAAGCAGAAGAAGCTGGCTGCAGTTGCAGGTAATAAGAAAAAGATCACTGCTGCTGACCTAAAAAAAGTTAGGAAGACACCTAGGAAAAGAACAGCTTAATGGATTTCTTTACTGCCATTGGTGACTTTTTCTCTAAAGAGGCAGGTCAGTCAAGAAGACAGGCATTAGAAGATTTTTCTGAGAAGTACCTTGATGATCCGTTGGATTATTATTTGGGGCCAACAGGCATTCCAGATAGGCTTCGTGCGGTTAATGAATTATTAAATCCTATAATTCCGCTTGAGGATGCCAGTGTGTCATTCCAAGAGGGAGATATTGTTGGCGGTCTTACGAATACAGCGTTAGCAGCATTACCTGTCGCTGGGGCTGTAGCTTTAAGACCAATTTTAAAACAAGCTCCTAACGCAGCAAAACTTCTTTCTGATAATGCATCTAGGGCAGTACAAGATACCCTTACAGGTTTTTCTATGGGTGCGTCTGGTGCAGCTAGAGGCGCTCTTGAGCTTGCTGATAGCATCAAAGTTGATAAGAATACGATGGGTGCGTTTGGTGGCAATGTTAGGTATGAACCTAAGAAAAAAGTTGATTTCTCTGACGATCTTGTAAAGAGGCTTGGAGAAGAAAACGCACAAAAAATTGCAGACAACATAGCAGCAGTTGGCAATAAAACTACAAGAGTTGGAGAGGATGCAGGTGCAGGTAAATTAGTATCGAGCTATGCAGACCTACCAGTTATAAATCCCCAAACCCTTGTAGGTTCAACTGTATCAAGCACACAGGCTGACTTAACTCGTGCAGGAAAAGTGTTTGATGAATTTGATGGCGTTAAGCTAGATAAAGGCCAACCACTACTAGGAGGTCCATTTTTTCCTCTCCAAGAGCAATATTTCAAAGAAGGCGTTGGATGGGTAAGCCAAGGACCAAAACAGGCAAGAGAACTTATCGCTCCAGAAAAAGGTGGCACAGCTGCTGACTTTGTTTTTGTGTCAGCAATGGGAGATGCTTCTCACCAAAGCAATGCATCGTTAGTCCAGACAATGATTGAGACTACTAAGGCGTTTGTACGAGAAGGAAAAATTGGTGGCAATGCACTGTCAGCTATGAATGATGCTATTAAGAATATAGGATTAAATACAAAGCAAGATCAGTTAAAGCCACTTGCAAAGTTTACGTCTTTTGACGATGAAGATATAGGTAGCTTTATTCAAGGTCTAAGTTTTGAGGCAAGAAGTGCAATTTCCAAGAAGTTGGCAAGTAAAGAGCTTCAGGCAATGGGAGCCCCAAATATTAGAAGGCTTTTGGATCAGACACTACAACCAGAGTTAGCAGGTCAGAATCCAGGCGATGTTATGCTTGTTTTAAAACCTCGTACTGGTGAGGGCGATTTTGGTAGCTTAATTGATTTAAAAGAGGCAGGGGTTATGCCCCACCCAAGTTATCAATATGGAGCAAATCTGGACGTTGTTGCGAGGCTTGAAAATCCTTTATCAAGTCAGTCAGCTTTCCCTGACTTTTATAAGAGCAGAGGAACACTAACTGACGTAGAGGCATTAAGTCGTAGTGGCAGGGGTAGAAATGAATCGCTAGATTTTCGTGTACAGGATGCAGCAGCAAATAGAGATAAAAGATCTTTTAATCTTTCTAATCCTAGACAACTTATTACACCTCAATCGGCTGACATAATGGAAAGATCTATCGGTTATGCTGCTACATTAAATCCTACAACATCTCGCCTTTTATCTATGGGTAGGCGTGGAGAGTTTATTGATACTGGACTTCCAGTCAATCAAGGTGGTGTCTCTCCTGCAAAAATTCAAGAAGCATTCAATAGAAACGCTGGTGGTGTATCTCTGGATAAAGTCGATGCAAAAGCCATCAAAAAAGGTGACGTAAAATACTTCCAACTAAGTGGCAAGACAGGCGAAGGCAGAGCTGTCCCGACAGATGTATTCTTTGGCATTAAAAAGAACCCTGACTATAGCTGGGTCGATGACTTTAATGGCAATCCAATTAAGACAGGACCAAATGACTTGGCACTTACTGGAGTTGTTGCCAATGAGCTTGCGACAGGTGGGGTATCTATCCCAGTCATTATGGGCAAGGCTCTTGAGGAAGGCGTTACTATACTGGATGCCTTTGCTGTACCATCTGCAAAATACCCTAATGGATTTTTGCCAAGAATATATAAAGACTATGGATTCGAGACTGTAGGCAAGGTTCCCTTTGACAAAAATGTATTTCTTGCAGAAAATACAGAAAAACAGTATAATGAGCTGTTATCATATTGGAGAAGCACTGGGTGGGATGAATCCAGAGGTTTCCCTGACGTTGTAGTGATGAAATGGAGAGGTAATGACAATGAACGAGCAGGAGCAGCCCAGCGTATACTCTCAGAGAATTTTAAAGGTTTTGGGAACAGAAAAACTAGCTCTTCCGTCACAGAAGCAGCTCGCCTTTCTAGACAGGGCGTTCGACAGCCTTCTGGAGGAGGAGGGCTCCCTAGAGAAGATATCAGACCTACAGATACTGGGGGAGTTCGAGAGGATAATGCTACACAGCTCACCAATCGCTCTAGAGGTAGCGTAGGGGCATTAGATAACTTAGACCCAATGCAAAGAGCTAATCTTGGCATACCATAAACTCCATAAATATTAAAAACATTAAAAGGGAAGCAAATGGCAAAACAAGGATTGTATTCTAACATTGCGGCAAAGAAAAAGCGCATAGCCGCTGGATCTGGCGAGAAAATGCGCAAGGTTGGCCAGAAAGGTGCACCAGCTAAAGGTGCATTTAAAGCTGCAGCCAAGACTGCAAAGAAGCCAGTAAAGAAAAGGAAAGCATAATGGCTAAAGGTGTAAAGCATTATTTTAAGAACGGCAAAGAGCATAAGGGTGCTACCCACAAAACCAACGGCAAAGTTATGTCTGGCGCGAAGCACACTGCGACTAGCAAGCTTCTAGTCCACATGAGTGGACTGTCGGCTACAGCTAAGAAGTTTGCTAAAGCCTAATGGCAACCTACAAAGGTAAAAGCGTTAAATTAAATAATCCTCGCAGAATTGCAAAGGGCGAGACAAGCTATGGCAAGAAGAAGTCTGTGGTATATGTGACAGACGGTGATAAGATAAAGCGTGTAACTTTCGGTGACCCCAATATGCGTATTAAGAAAAACCAAAAAGGACGTAGGAAGAATTTCAGAGCAAGACATAACTGCGATGAGCCTGGTCCTAAAACAAAGGCACGATATTGGTCGTGTAAGGCGTGGTGATGGCAAGAGCAGCAATTAAAAAAGTAGCACAGGCAGAAATTAGAGCTGCTAAAAGTTTCCTAGAACGTAGGAATATTGATTCAGACGAAATATCGCCCAAGCAATTTGCAAAAGCTGCAAAAGAGCTTGATAAAAGTTTTATTGAGACATTACGATTGCTCGCTCGTGAATTATCTGGTGGTCAAGTGTAATGAATAGAAGTAGTTTTGGTCAATTAATGAAAGGAAGGAAAACTATGTACGGCAAAAAGAAACCAATGGGTATGAAGAAAAAACCGATGGGCATGAAGAAAAAGCCTATGGGAGCTAAGAAGAAACCAATGGGTAAAAAGAAAGGATACTAATGTCAGAAGATAAAAAAGATGTAACTGTCCATGTCACTGGCGTTTCTATGTCAGGGGGTGTGAAAAATGACAGTAACGGATCTACTCAATCAGATAAAAAAGAATCTGAAGGAGAGAAGGCTAGAGATAGCTGAAAGTTTGATTCAAGGTCGGGTGTCCGACTTTGAGTCATATCAGAAGAACGTAGGTATTGCGGAGGGTTTAGAACAAGCCTCTGAGGTTATCAACGAAACATTAAACAAATTAAATGAAGAGGATGAATGACCATGTCTCATCAACATGCTACCTTTAAAGTGAATACAGCTGCAACAGTTTACAAAGACGAGTCCACAGACTCAAAAGTTACAGTTGACCAACTACCAATTCCGTTGAATTGGAAAGTTCTAGTACAACCCAATCAAGTAAAAATGAAGACAAGAGGTGGATTGCATCTGCCTACGATTTCTAAAGACAATGAGGAGTATTTAACTGCTCATGGTCGAATTGCTTCTATGGGTGATCTTGCATTTAAAGATCGTGATACTGGGGCATCGTGGAAGATGAATATTCCACAAGTTGGTAATCGAGTTACTTATGGCAAATACTCAGGTCAGAAAGTAACAATCAATGGTGTAAGATTTCTTTTGCTGAATGACGATGAATTAACGTCAATTCTACCAGAAGATGTCGATGTCACTGCATACTTAGCGACATAACTTGGGAGAACGCTACCATGGCAAATGAAGATGTAATCAATGAAATTGAAGATGAGATCAAGAAGGCGAAAGGTGAGCCTGAAGATTTTCAAATTGAAATAACTGATGATCCTGTTGAAGAAGTAAAGGACATCGTTGAAGAAGAAAAAGCAGCGAGTGAAGGCCAAGAAGAGGATTACGGCCCCAAAGTCCAAAAGAGGATTAAGAAACTTGTTGACCAGCGAAGACAGGCTGAGATCCAAGCTAGACAAATCCAAGAGCAGAACGCCCAGCTCAATGCAAGGCTTGCTCGACTAGAACAGGGGTCTGCTCAGAACAGCGAGAAGGCTTTCAATCAACGCTACAGCCAAACCAAGGCTGCTTTAACTAAGGCGGTTGAGGAGGGTGACACAGAAGCTCAAGTTAACTTCCAAGAGCAAATGGCTGATATGCGAGCTGCTATGCGTATTGCAGAAATGCAGAAGCAACAAAGGTCGCAACAAGCTCAGTCTCCAACTGTTGGCAGAGCACAGCAAGCTGTGCAGAACCCAACTCCTGAAAAAGCCAAAGGTTGGTGGGAGCAAAATCGTTGGTTTAATACTGGTGGTTTTGAGCGAGAAACAGCTATGGCTAGGTCTATTGATGTCCAACTTGATTTAGAGGGATATGATAAAGATTCTGATGAGTATTATCAGGTTTTGAATAATCGTTTACAAAAAGTATTTCCTGAGTTAAACTCCAACCCAAGTCCAAGTAAGGCTAGAACAAAAAGTAGACAACCAGTTGCGCCAACTACAGGCGGTTCATCTTATAAGGGCAGTAACAGAGTGCGTATGTCGCAAGATCAACTTAGGATGGCTCGTGAACTTGGAATTACAGATGAATCAAGTCTTAAAAAATACGAGGCTGAAATCAAACGTCAGCAAAGGAGCCAGTCATGACTGAGAAAAGAAACGTGCGAGCAAACGAAACTCGATCCTCCATGCGTGATGAGCAATCGCGCCCAGAAACGACATGGAAACCACCATCATTGTTGGATGCACCAGAACCTCGTCCAGGTCACACTCAACGATGGATTGCTACCTCGATTCAGGGTAAAGAAACTCCAGACAACGTATACAAACGTATGCGTGAGGGATGGAGCCCACGCTCTGCCGATAGTGTGAAGGATGCGTTGTTTCCAACCATCAATCACGGACAATGGGCAGGATCAGTTGGAATTGAAGGAATGTTACTCTGCGAAATGCCTATAGAAAAACATAGGCAGATGAAAAATTATTATAATAATAAGAGCGTAGAGGCAAACCAGTCAGTTGCAGGAGATCTTGATGCGTTAGGACGAAAAACAGGACAACCAATCTACCAAGATCGGAAGTCCACTTCGAGCCGTGGCAGAGATCTCTCTGTCATGGATGATTAAAACTTTACGCTGAAAAGGAGCGAATAATGGCTAATGTTGATGCAGCCTTTGGGTTTGTCCCAATTCGCCATATGAGTGGTAATGCACCTCGCACGAATAAGTACACTATTGCTAGTGGTCTTGCTGAGAACATCTTTACAGGTGACTTAGTAATTCTGATTAACACTGGTTTGCTTACTCCGCACACAGCTGGAGAAACCAATAACATTGGTGTCTTTGCTGGGGTTTCTTATACCGCATCAGATGGCTCATACGTTTATAGTGAATACTGGCCTACAGGCACAGTCGCTACAGACATCGTAGCATATGTATATGATGATCCATATACTGTGTATAAAGTTCAAAGTGCAGGATCACCTGCTCAGACTAATGTCGGTAATTGTGCTGATGTTGTTGCTGGGGCAGGATCAACTGTAACTGGACAATCTGGATTTGAATCAAGTGGCACAATGGCTGCAGGTATCGCTACCTGTAAGATTGTTGGCTTGTACGATGCTCCAGACAACGCATTCGGCGCGAATTCTATCATTGAGGTACTCATAAATGAGCACATCCTTGGTACGAACGTAGCTGGTATATAAGGAGGGTATGAACAATGGCTATGAATAGAGCACAATTTGCCTCCATGCTGGAGCCAGGACTGAATACTCTTTTTGGTCTTGAGTATGACAGTTATCCACCAGAGTATTCCGCTGTCTTTGAAGCGAATACTTCAAACAAAGCATACGAAGAAGATCTTCTTCTTCAAGGCTTTGGATCTGCACCAACTAAAGATGAAGGTGCAGCAATTAGCTATGATAGTGGGAGCCAGCAATGGACAGCTCGCTATCAGCACGAAACGGTTGCTTTGGCATTCTCACTTACTGAGGAAGCTGAAGAAGATGGTCAGTATGGCTCAATCGCTTCTCGCTATACCAAAGCTCTCGCTCGCTCAATGGCTTCCACTAAGGAAATCAAAGCTGCGAATGTTTTGAACAACGCACAGACTGCTGGTTTCACAGGTGGTGACGGTGTTGTACTTTTAAGTGCATCTCACCCAACTACTAATGGCAATCAGTCTAACGTGTTAGCAACTGCTGCTGATTTATCTGAAACTTCACTTGAATCCATTCTTATCCAAATTTCGGATATGAAAGATGATCGTGGACTACGGATTGCTGCACAAGGAACCCAGTTAATAATCCCAACTGCATATACTTTTGTAGCTGAGCGTTTATTGGAATCACAGCTCCGCACTGGAACTGCTGATAACGATATTAATGCAATAAAATCAGGGGGTTACCTGCCAAAAGGATATCACATTATGCGAAGGTTGTCAGACTCTGACGCATTCTTCGTGCAGACAGATGTTCCTGATGGACTGAAAATGTTCCAACGCTCTCCTCTCAAGAAGGGCATGGAAGGTGACTTCGAGACTGGTAATGTTCGCTACAAAGTTCGTGAGCGATACTCGTTTGGAGCAACCGACTGGCGTGGCATATTTGGCACAGAAGGTGCTGCATAATACTACTGGGGGAGGGCATTAGCTCTCCCTCAACTTTTAATCCTGACAGCGAAAGCTGACTTATCCCAGACAGGAGATTAACATGGGTAACACTACATTTACAGGGGCAGTACGCTCCGAAAACGGTTTTCAAGACGTAACCAAAAATGCAACAACTGGTGCTTACACCACAAATTCCACATACAATAATGACGCTACTATTGGTGGAAACTTAACAGTTGCTGGTTCTGTATTTTCAGGTGGGATGCCCACTTTAGGTGGACTTACTGTAACGGCTAAAGCCACATCTGGCACTGTTTCTTATGTTGCTGGAATTAACATAAATCCATTCACTGGAGGAGCACAACAGATTACCACTCTCCCAGCTGCGACAGTTGGCGTTGTGTGTATCCACGCTCAGTCGGTAGACACTACTGGAGGAACTGCTTTCCTTAGTTTTGACTGTGCAGGTAGCGATGCTTATGAAACAGGTAGTATTATGGAGAGTCGTACAAGTGCTGCAGTCACGTTTGATGCGTCCACTGCTGGGGAGACTTTATTAAAGTACACTCCTGCTAACGCAACAACGAACTTGATGAGCATTGGTTCTTACATCTACTTCACTTGCACAACAGCAGGTTTGTGGAATGTATCGTATAACCTTCAGCATCTTGGCGCGGGTACTACTGGTACGTTTGCTTTCGCAGCCTAATGTTTAATTTGGTGGGGTTAACGCCCCACCTATATTTTATAGGAGATTAACATGGGCGTACAAACAGACGTACAAGTCAAATTTATAGCTGATGAGAATGCAGCCGATCCAGATCGGTTGGTTACAGCAGCTAGACCGAATACATCAGCAACAATGGCAGCAACTACCTTCTTAGGTGGCGGTGCTCGAAATGTAACTGTCACTACGGCAGGGACTGGTGATAACAATAAAACGTGTACTATTACTGGCGAAGATGTTTTTGGTAATGCGATAACTGAAGTAATAACATCTACAGGTTCTGCTGAAGCAGTAGCAGGTGCTAAGTTATTTGTCACAGTTAGTGCAGTGGAATGTTCTGCTCAGTATGCTGGTAACATCACAGTTGGATCTGGCTCGCTGTGTGCAAGTGCAGTAGCTGGTGGTGGACGAACACGGCTAAAGGGATACTCAATTGTCTCTGCTGGAACAGCAGGTCTAGTTGATTTCTACAATGGCACTCCAGAAGATGGGACGATTATTTTTAAAGCTCAGACAATCGGGACAGACAACTCGACTGTAGATAATACTATCCCAGACGAAGGTATGTTGTTTAAGAGTGGATTGGCTGTTGGGTATACAGTTGCCACAGTTGTATTAGCGAACGTCTTTTTTGCATAAGGTAAATTAATGGCACTTTCAGGAACAGTAGCATTTAGACCAGACGTTGAAGAAGTAGTAACTGAAGCCTATGAGCGTTGCGGAATAGATCCGCAAACTCGCACTGGTGATCAGGCTGTTTCTGCACGAAGAAGTTTGAATCTACTGTTTTCAGAATTTGCAAATAGAGGCATAAATTATTGGGCTGTTAGCCAAAAAACTCTTACCCTTGTAAATGGCACGACAGCTTATGAACTCCCAGCAGGAACAATAGACATTATTGATGCTGTCATAAGGGAAGGCACAAACGATCAGACAATAAACAGGGTAACAATCGCTGACTACAACCAGATACCAAACAAGACAACAGCAGGGAAACCAAGCCAATTTATGCTTGATAAGCAATACACCCCAGTTGTTTATTTTTGGAATGTTCCCAACACAAGTACATACAGCATGGTTTACTGGGCAGTAAATCAACTTGATGATATAACTGCAGCTGACCAAGACACAGATGTTCCTTATCGGTGGAGTGACTGCATATCAGCAGGGCTCGCTGCAAAGTTATCTCTAAAATACGCACCCGATAGATTTCAGCTATTAAACGAACTTTATGAAAGAGCTTTTAGTTTCGCAGCATCTTCTGACAACGATGGTGTGAGTTTACGAATACAACCAACAGCATTGAATTTGGCATAGCATGGCAAAATACGCACGAGGCAAAAAATCATATGCGATAAGCGACAGAGGCGGTCAGAGAGTACGCTATACTCAATTGAAGACCACTTGGGATGGATTGCGTGTTGCTCCTGATGAGTGGGAACCAAAACATCCACAGCTCACTCCTGCCAAAAACATCATTGATGCACAGCAACTATTCCAACCTAGATCCACTGGGCAAGATCGTGAAGATGTTGTAATTTACCTTGCCCATACATTTGATCCTTTTATTCCAGTACAGGAAAGACCTCCTATTGGATGTCCTGGTCATGGCTTCACAGGATCAATAGACAGAATAGACTTCGAGGCTTATCCAGAAGTATCAGGAGTTGCAGGTACAGGTGCTGTAGGAACTGAAACACCAGAAATGTCTATCAATGAGGCAGGTGTTGCAGGTACTGGTGGCGTTGGTGCCGAGGTTCCAGTTGTAGAAGTGACAGGAGTTTCTGGTGGTGGCGGTGCTGGTAATGTCGGTGTCGAGGCACTTAACCTTTCAATCCTAGAAAGCGGAGTTGCTGGTACAGGTGCTGTAGGAACTGAAGTGCCTGAAGTTAATATACTAGAAGCAGGTGTCGCTGGTACTGGTGGTGTTGGTAATGCCACTGGAGTAGTAGTCGATCAAGAGTGGGGCTCTGGATCTTGGAATGCAGGGACTTGGGGTAATTAAATGAGCTATACAACCTTAGTTGCTAACATACAAAACTTTGTCGAAGATGATTCGACAGAGCTGACTGCGTCTATTGACACAATAATTGCTCAAGCTGAAGAGATGGTCTTTCAGAGATTGGCTAATCTGCCTTGCTTTAGAAAGATAACGACAGCCAACTTAGTTGTTGGAACTTTTGATTACACTGTCGCATCAGCCAGAATGATAAGACAAGTCTCTGTGACTGATTCAAACGGAAATATTATTTATTTAAACCACAGAGTGGATTCTTATTTAAGAGATTATTGGCCTAAGTCAGCAACCACTGGACAGCCGATAATGTATTCAACTAAAAATGCAACGTCATCAGGAAGTGCATTACCAAGTTTTTCTAGAACAACCATTACGCTTGCACCTACGCCAGACGCAACCCTAGCATATCAAGTTGATTTCATTGCTCCAGAGGCGGGGCTAAGTTCAAGCAATGCAAACACTTGGATCGATACAAATGCTCCTGCTGTTTTACTGGCAGCAGCACTTTACGAAACTTCTGCTTTCCTTAAAGCTGGAGAAACGCTAAAACTATATAAAGCGCAATTTGATGAAGCTGCACAACTATTTGTCCAAGAGATGCAAAGAGATTACGCAGCAGAATATAACGGAGGTTTATAAATGGCTATATCACAGGCAATGTGTACATTGTTTAAGAAGGATGTCCTTCTGGGTGACCAACACTTAGATTCAGACACACTTCATATCGCACTGTACACAAGTTCAGCAAGTCTAGGCGCAGCAACAGATGGATATATAACATCCAATGAAGTGGCTAACGGCAACGGATACACCACTGGTGGCGAAGCTCTCACAAGCAAGGCTGTAACTGAAAACAGCACAAGTGGAGTTTTTGATGCAGCTGACCCAGCGTGGACATCAGCAACATTTACGGCACGAGGTGCTTTAATTTATAACAAGACGCTGGGTGATGCTTCATCAAACGCTAGAGGTGCAATTGCAGTTTTAGATTTTGGTGGCGATTTTACCGTAGCTGGTGGCACTTTTAAGATAGTGCTACCTGCCGCCACTGCTTCAAATGCCATCGTCAGGATAGATTGATATGACAATAACCTTTGTAAATGATCTCAGACTCTCAGAAATGGCTACTGGTGATAACAGTGGCACTTGGGGAAACGTCACTAACACCAACTTAGAATTGATTGGCGAGGCTCTAGGTTACGGCACAGAGGGAATCACAACCAATGCTAATACGCACACATCAACCATCGCCGATGGTTCTACAGACCCTGTTAGGGCTTTGTACGTTGAATATACGGGTACGCTCGACTCAGCGTGTACAATTACCATTGCACCAAACACAGTAAACAAAGTCTGTTTTATTGAGAACGGAACATCTGGCTCTCAGAATATTATTATTAAGCAAGGATCTGGTGCAACAATTACTATCCCACCAGGAGATACTAAGGCTGTCTATTTAGATGGTGCAGGATCTGGAGCTAAAGTTGTAGATGCTTTTGCCTCTTTGTCTGTTGTCGACCTCAAGGTTCAAGACGATCTGACGGTTACGGATGATGCTGCGATTGGTGGCACTGCCTTAGTAACAGGCGTCCTGACCACCACGGCTGCAACTGTCTTTAACGGTGGGTTTGCTAGTAATGATGGCTCAACGATTAGTACCGCTGATAATACGGATACACTTACACTTATCTCTACTGATGCAGATGCTGCGGTTGGTCCAAATTTAATCCTTTATAGAAACTCAGCTTCTCCTGAGGATGATAATCAACTAGGAAAAATTAAATTTACAGGACGTAATGATAATAGCCAAGATGTGAATTATGCTCAGTTTGTTAATCAAATAAAAGACGCTAGTGACGGAGCTGAAAGTGCTAGGTTTGCACTTTTTTCAATGGTTGGTGGAACTGACACATCAAGACTTGAGGCACTTCCTGCGGAAACAGTATTCAACGAGAGTCAAGCTGACATAGACTTCCGTGTTGAATCAGATGGCAATGCTCATATGTTGTTTGTGGATGCTGGTAATAATCATGTTAATATTGGCATAGACTCTGATCGTGGTGGTGTTTTAAATGTTTATGGCACTGGCACACCTATCGCAGTCATAGAAAGCGAAGCAGATGGAACGGTTTTGTCGTTGCGTTGCACTGATAGTGACGCCAACGCTGGACCGAATCTTGAACTCTTTCGAAACGCAACAGGTGCTAATAGCGATAATTTAGGCTCTATCCTTTTTAAAGGAACGGATAGTTCGGCAAACACTATAACCTATGCTTCTATTGGAACACAAATATCAGACGCATCATCTGAAGGGAGTACAGTTTTTATTCAATCTCAAGTTGCTGGAACTCTCAGAGAACGCATTACAATTGCTAAATCGTCTATCGTTATTAACCAAGAGAGTCTGGACCTAGACTTCCGTGTTGAATCAGCCAACAATACCGCTTGTTTGTTTGTGGATGGGGCTGAAGATCGGGTTGGTATAAACGAAGACGTTCCTTTAGAAGAGTTACATATTAGTGGTAACGGTAACGACTCAGCAACTATAGCACTCCAACGTCTCCAAGCTGGTTTAAGTACGCAATCCCGTGGTGCTATTGTGTCATTTAATAGTGCTACTAAGGCAATGTGCGGCATATCTTTTAATGCTGGGGGTGACAATGACAACGGAGACATTCAATTTTATGCTACTAATGACAATACCAGTTCTGCAAGTCTGTTTGACTTAGATCGCCTAGTTGTTTTTGGAGCTACAGGTACAGTCTTTAATGAAGATAGTGGAAATAAAGACTTCCGT